CAGTAAAACAAGCCACACGGTTAAAAAATGTCATGGAATTCCATTCACTAAATTACTACTCCTATAGTGTAGCTTCATATTTGCATGATGTCAACAGATTAAACGTTGAAGCCTGCATCTTTGCGTTCTTTGTCAGCTTTTTCGTCCCATTTGGCACGTTCAGCCATTTCATGTTCAATTTGTCTAGTAAAGCTAGGCATCTGTCCTGCTTCTTGTAACAAATCGTCTCTGATGTTTTGATTACGCTTCTCTAAGTTCAATACTCTAGTAAAACTGTTCGTAACTGCGGCTGTGTAATATGCAAATGGATTTTGTGATTTAAGTTCGTTGAACTGTAATCCAATTTGTGATAACTGCAATAGTGCATGACTACGCATTTCGTCTACATAAGTGTAACCACGCCAGTTACTACGCATACTGTAACGTTCGCAAAGTTTAATATACATTCTAGCTAGATTGTCTGTGATAGTACCATGTTGTGTACTAAACGCACCATTGTCTAGTCCGCCTTCCCAATGACTACGCAATACTTCTTTAATCTCACCGTTGACATATCCATAATGCTGGAACGGAGGGAAGTTGCATTTGCTGTGGTGATCTGCTACTGTCTTGGGTTTGCTTTTCCTGCCAGGTTCCAACGGTACATGCTCAAATGTCATCAATCGGACAATCACTTCGTCTTCTGGAATAGTATCTGGATCTACTTTATGGGTAGTTTGCTTTGGCTTTTGGCTAGCTTTCCTATTAGGATGTTGTTGCCATTCATGATATGCAGCTTCGTATGCTATTGCACTTAGTTGATGTGCTCTTGCTTCTTTGGCCAGTTGAATTGTTTCTGGTAATTGGATATCGTCTATGCTTTCAACTATAGTATCAAATCGATCATAATCTTCTGATAGGCTATAGCAGTACGTTAATTTACTTTTGTGTATTTCTTTTAACATATCTTTGTTATTCAGATAATTTTGTTTTCTCATAATGGTTGCTTCCTAACTTTGTTTATAGTATACTACCTAAGTCAGAGCTTGTCAATAACTACACAGTTATTTCTGCTATAAATACAAGTACAGGAGACTCTTATGAGATACGCACAATTAAATGAAGGCATCGCCTCAGATATTGCTGTTTTTTATGGCGGCAGATTTCAGCCTATGCATAAAGGTCATCATAAGGTGTACATGAATCTAGTAGAGCAGTTTGGCTCGGCTAATGTATTTATCGCTACTACAGTTGCCAAGACTGCAACCCCGGAGCGTGATCCATTTAGCTTTGATGAGAAGAAACAGATAATGACCACAATGTTTGGTATACCAGAAAGCAGTGTTGTACAAACACAGCCTTACAAGCCCGATGTTAGTTTGGTAGGAAAAGATCCTGCTAAAACAGCAACAGTGCTAGTGTTTAGTGCCAAAGATGCAGGTAGATTACAACGCGGCGGTTTCCTAAGAGATTATGTTGCAGGTGCTGAAATGGTGCCTAGTGACCAAGGCGCATATATATTAGAAGTAGGCAGCGAACTAGGCGACATGAGTGCTACTGACTTCAGAACACTAATGAAAAACGATAGCTTAGACGACAATCAGAAAATGATGAAGTTTAGAGAATTCTTTGGCACCATACATGCTGATATGTTTAAGTTTATAAAGGATAAATTAAATGGCCATGCTAGCTGAAAACAGAGCAAAGCTCCAACTTAAACCAGGTGCGATAAGCACTTATCTTAATGCTAGTGATATAATGGCACCGCTACTACCACATAGCGGTATACTGTTTCCATATCAGCCTGACCTTACATATCAGCAATCGGTTGGGTATTCACCGTATGACATGGTACACACCAACTACACATTTAATGCTTATAGAAATACGCCTAGTCCTACTATACAGCTGAATGCACAATTTGCGAGTGTTACACAAGAAGAAGGTGCGTATACTCTTGCAGTTATACATTTTCTAAGAAGTGTAACAAAAATGTTCAGTGGGATGAATCAAACAAGTCCGGCCCCAGGAACACCTCCTCCAGTACTAGAGTTTAGTGCGTTTGGTAGTCAACAGTTTAATAGAATACCAGTTGTGATTAGTAACTTTTCCATTAACTTCGACAGCGGCGTAGATCTTAAACTTTTCAACGGCAGTCAGCAACTTCCGGTGATACAAAATATATTCATTGACCTGTTCGTTCAACAAAATCCTGACAGACAAAAAACAGTATTTTCAACTAGTAGTTTTATCGGTGGGCAAGCATATAAACAAGGATTCATCTAATGTCAGTAACATACAACAACACCAGTAACTACTCTATCACTGGACTTAATAGAAGAAATCTAGAACTATACAATCCCAAGATCACTAGTAATACTCTCAGTGAGGACACACTGACGATAATTGTACAAAACAAATTTAATCTGCGACCAGACTTACTAGCACATGAATTATATGGTAGTGCAAGATTGTGGTGGGTATTTGTACACTACAATAGAGATAAACTAAAAGATCCTATCTTTGATTTTAAAGCAGGTATAAAGATAGTAGTTCCGAAAACCTATCGAGCAACGGGGACTAGCTAATGGCAAAAAAGACACAGATCTATCTAGATAATGTGCTTAATCGGTATGACAACTATACGTATAACTGGGCTATTCATATGGTACATCCCAGAAATGCTCACCGATTTGAAAAAAATATTAGTGCTATGAATGTAAAAACCATAGCACACAGTGGTGTTGAAAGTGAAGTCAATATTGAAAGTGTTGAGCAGATACAAAATGTTGCGTTTAAGTCAAACCAGGACAGAAGCAGTCTAGCCAACATGTTTGGTATCACACTAACAGAACCGGGCGGTGCAACACTGTTTACTAGAATTGTCAAAGCCGCTAGAGATTTGGAAATAGAAAATCATCTCAGTGCTTGTTATCTATTAGAACTAAAGTTTCTTGGATATGATCAAAACGGTAATTCACAAGTAGTTGAGACTGGTCCGTTTTATTATATGACTTCGTTAATGAACTTGACGTTTAATTATGCAGACGGATCTACTACGTATACTGGTGACTTTATAGAGACACATCAAGATGCATACAAAACACAAAACTTATATATCAATGGTCAAACAGATGATATTACAGCAAGTAACTTTGGTGAGTTTTTAGAAAAACTAGAAGATGCAGTTAATAAACAGGAAAAAGACAGTACCACTATGAGTCCAAGTAAATTACTTTACAATTCATATAAGTTGGGTTGTCTCGAATCAGATTGGCTCACCGCAGCATTCGGTGCTACTTCTGCTAGTGGAGATACGTCCATGAGTAGTGTTAGTGTTACTGGTGAAGGTACATTGAACTTTTCAATCAAACCTGGTACTAGTATAAGTGATGCTATGGTGGTTGCATTGATGCAGACTGAATATTTTAGAAAATTACCTACTATGGAAGGCGGATTTCATAAAGATCATCCAGACGATGGAACAGCTAATCCTGCAAGTTTTAAAGATCTTAGTCAGTGGTTTATATTTGACAATGAAGTAGTATACGGAGCATACGATACACTAGCAAAGACGTATCGCAAAACAATCAGCTATAATTTACATAAATTTGTAGTTCCAGAACTATCGCATGATGCTGAAAGTTATACAGCAATGTTAACTAACTCTGCTACCCAAAAGGGCAGATTGAGCAAGATAATACAAAATGGATTACTAAGAAAACGTTTTGATTTTACCTACACTGGTATGAACACAGAAGTATTAGGACTAGACGTTACCCTAAACAATACATACTATACAATACAAGCACTGAACAGTGGCGCACTTGCTAGTAGAGCTAGTGCAATTAGTGGTGCAAGTGGATCCGAGGACCAACTCAGTGTAACAAAAACAGAAGCAATCCAATTAAAAAGTAGAATACAAGAAAACAATAATAACATTGCAAAAGAAAAAACAAAAATTAATAGCGTAGAAGCTAGGTATTCAGAATCAGGAAGTCCACATGAAGACGCCGCTATAGAACGAGATATGATCAGCTCTCAAGAAAGAATAGTTTCGTTAGAGAATGAAAATATTCGATTAGAAGAAGAATACAATGATGTTGCAGATGCTAACCAAGCGGCACAGGCTGCGTTTATAGCAGGCGAAAACACCCGTCAAATTTCTAGTGTTGCAAACCGCTATATAACACAAAGTGAATTAACCGGGATAGCTACACAAAATAATCAAGAGAACGAGCTACCTGTTAGTTTTGTACCTTTGCCTATTACTAGTAAAGCTACTTCGGGGCCAGACACTGGTGATAGTCCTGGATCAATAATGTTAGGTGCAGTTGAACTTAATTTAAACAAATCTGGTGATTTAATACAAACACAAATACAAGTACGCGGCGACCCTTATTGGCTAGGTAAACCTAAATCAGCACACAATGTACTAGGCTCACCTGACAAAAGTGGAAGTTCGGGCGCTAACTATCAGATAGGCGGATGTAGTTATTTCTTGAACATGAACTTTCCAACATATCCAAATCCTGAGACAGGATTTATGGAGATACCAGAAGCTAACTATGGCATCATTGGATTGTATCGTGTAGTAAGAGTAGTGTCAAATTACGCTAACGGTCAGTTCAATATGACACTAGAAGCATTTAGAGACATGAGCTCAAATATTGGATTGATCTGGGAAGAGATTACAACTGGGCAGGTTGACTTCGATGAAATAAGAACAGAAGATAGTTTTAAACCTGGACTACCCGACGACGACGATGGAGACGAAGTTATTCCTCCATCTGGCACAGACGAGGATTTAGGCGTAGTGACAGACGGTACTGCTAATGGTACAGTTACAGAATCTCAAAGCAGTGCAACTACTAGAGTACAGCCAATACAAAGTGATTTAAAAGATATACTGCAAACTGCTGCCACAGCAAGTGGATTAGATGTAGTAGTGTTTAGCGGCGGTCAGCCAGACATATTATCCGGCGGGCCTAGAGTAGGCAGTACAAGACATGACAATGGACATGCTGCAGATGTTCATTTATTCACAGGTACTGGTGCAAACAAAAGACAACTATCGTTAAATAATCCAGCTGATGTACCACTAATACAAAACTTTATTATAGAATCCAAACGAGCTGGTGCTACTGGCATTGGCGCTGGAAATGGATACATGGGCGATACCGGAATACACGTAGACAATGCGGCGAAGTACGGACAAGCTGACCCTACTGCCTCTTTTTGGGGAGGTCGGCCAGATAATCAAGGTAGGATCAGATCAGCAAATGCGCCGGCGTGGCTTAAAACGATTATGACAGGATAATGATATGAGATATAGCGGAAAAAGTAGTATAGGCAGTGGTGGCATACCCACTATGTATGATAAGTCCAAGAGTGCTGGCGGCACACCTAAAACAACTGGATTATTTCTAGCAAAAGTGATGAATATCAAAGACGATAGATATGAAGGCTATATGTATGTTGAGATTATAGGCAACGAGTATTTTGGAGATTCTAGTACCAGTGTCGAAGATCAACAAAAATATGTTAGAGTAAGACGTGCAAGTCCGTATGGTGGACAGATCCAAGGCTCTGATCATACTCGTGCTTACGGCATGAGCAGTCATCCTCCCGAGCCTGGCACAGAAGTTCTAATAGCATTTGTACACAACAGTAATGTTGGAATATGTGTTGGTGTACTACCTGACACTACTCGAAATGCAGGAGTTCCGACAGCACCAGCAGGATTTATTGAAGGCGAAAATGATGTACCTAGTGCTTCGTTTGATCCAAGTCCACTAAAAGATCCTGGAAAAAATGAAAGACCTAGAAATTCAGAACAGGAACATGTTGCAGTTCAGGGAACTTTCCTAGATACAGTTAGAGGAATAAGCAGTAGTAGTCAGCGGAGAGAATCACCTACTAATGTGTTTGGATTCAATACTCCAGGCGGACATACACTTGTTATGGATGATGGCACAAGAGCCAACAGTGAAGATTGTTTATCTCCTGACAAAGATAGAAAAGAAGGATTGAGCAAGCTAGCAAGATTTCGCAGTGCAGGCGGCGCCCAACTGTTGTTGCATGACGGAGCTGAAATAGTTTATCTTAGCAATCACAAAGGCAGTGCATGGGTACAACTTAATGCAGACGGAAACATAGATATCTTTAGTGAAAACGATATTAGTTTACATACCAAGACAAATTTTAATTTACATGTAGATGGTGACTTCAACTTAGATGCTGATAATGTCAACATCAAAACCAGAGGATCAGTCGGCACAACTATTGAAAATCTCACAGGTGAATTTAACCTACACGCAAATAAAGATATCAAGTTGACAAGTGATCTAAATGGACATATCAAGTGCAGCGGCTACATGAGAACTACCGCGCCGCTGATTGACCTCAACGGCCCAGAAGCTAAAGCCGCAAGCAAGACAACTGAAAACAACATTACAACAAACAAAACAATCAAGCAGAGTATTACCGGAAGAGTTCCTGAGCATGAGCCATGGGGAGGACATGATCAAGAACAAGAAGCACTGCCCCAACCAGCTAGCCCAAATATTGATCTGGCAGCTACTGATATTGATATCAGTAAAATACAAAACAAGTCAACCCAGCGTACCACTACAGTCGACAGCAATTCAACTTCAAATGTTGGTAGTAGTAGACCTAGGTCTGGTAATCCCAGGAGTGGCCCAAGATGAGACTTACTGAATTATTCGATAGTCCTTATTCATTTGTGATGCAAGAGCTTACTGACAGCAAAGCACTGTATTATTTTAAAAATAGTGAAGGCTTGGACTTCCGTGTACAGTTTTTAAAAGAAGGTTATGGTACATGGGAAGTTAGCTTTGGCAATGATACTGATGATGGTGTAAAAGTAAAACGTAGTGGCACAGGCGATGAGTTTAGAGTATTTGCCACAGTCATTGAAGTAATCAGAGACTTTATGTCTAAAGCAGAATTTGATAGTATTAAGTTTTATGCTCATCGTGAAGGCGAAGCAAGGACTGATAGAAACATCAGAGACAGTAGAATAGACTTATACAAACGATTACTAAAGCGATTTGCAACACAAAATAATTTAGAGTTTGCAGACCAATCCATAGCAAGAATGCATTTGTTTCAATTTCGTAAAAAACAAGTTAATGAAGAAGTAGAAGTATCACTACACGGCGATGCTGAAAAAGGTTATACACTATCTAAGATTGAAGTATCGGGTGATGATCGTAATGCTGGTCAGGGTACAAAAGCAATGCAAGACATTGTTGATAGAATGGATGCTGAAGGTGCTATTATTGCACTAACACCAGACGATGCGTTTGGCGGAAACAAGAATAGACTGATTAAGTTCTACAGGCGTTTTGGTTTCGTACCAAACAAAGGGCGCAACAAAGACTTCCGCTTTAGAGAAACAATGATACGTTATCCACAAACTAATGAGGACACGAGATGAGTACAGAAATAGAAAGAAGATTTCAAACTGTATGGAGCGACTATATTATAAAAGACACAGTCAGTTACAATACAGAAATCGATTTAAACTTGCTAACAGCTAGCACCAGTGCTATTAGTACAGCATTGACTTTCTTTGATAGTTATAGCGGATATGATACAACTGCATACGGCGAAGATCAGTATACTACAGGATTGACCGAACAGCAAGCATATGATAATTGGATTTCAAGTTTCAACAAGCAACAAATTATTGTAAAAAAACAACTTATACAAAACAGTATTAAACAACCGGAAGTAATACCGGGATTACCGCAGTGCGTATATGATGGGCTAGTATTGTATCATTGGGCAACTGGAAAAGTATTCAATGTTGACGCTGATGAGTCACTATATGAGATGCTGCCTTTCTTTAAAAACAATGACTATGATACTATAGCTAATATGATGATGAGAAGCAATGTCAATAGAAAATTATGTATCAAAGCCGCAACTGTGCTACGTTTAGCAGACTACGGCCATAGCAGAAGTAGACTTAATTTTAGAACCAACGGAATACACAATATGCGTGAGCAAAACGAGCTGGATAGTCTTGACAGTACAGAAATACGTAGAGCTAGATTTGCATACTTTGCTGAGACTGGAAGCTTCTTGCCCTTTAGTCCAGAAAGTACACAGCGTGATGTGGTCAGGGCTTATAATCAAACGCTAGTAAAGAAAACCTTTATTTTCGATGCCACTAGTGTGTTTAAATTAGAGAAGCCAGCTAGTATGACACCAGTTGAAAAGCTGGCTGTTACTATAAATGATAACATTCAGCAACACTTGTATGACTTTACTGTAGTGGATGACCAACTAACTATTAGTAAATCAATGGTAGCTGGAGATATTATTACAGCTATCATCAAGATATAAACTCAGCAGTTAATTCTACCATAAATACTTGTATGGTAACATATATAGGATACAGCACAGTAGGTACGACATACGGAAGTAAAACACTTACCGATATTGATATTGCTCGTCGAGACTTACTTAATCATTTTTACACCCGTAGAGGCGAACGTGTACAAAACCCTACATTTGGTAGTATACTTCCGGATCTAGTATTTGACCCACTCGACTCCGGCACAGAGAGATTAGCAAATGATGATGTAGAAAAAATAGTTAGCAATGATCCGCGATGGAGAGTATTGGAAACACTATTAACAAAACCTGATGATCACTCATTGAACATCAAGGTTAGACTCGAATATATTGATACAGGAACAGCCGAAGAGTTGTTTCTAAACTTTACAGGTGATGAATAATGGCACAAGGCGCAAGACAAAGTAGTTTATTTGCCGCAGAGGACTTTAGCGTAGCATACGAAAGTTTCAGCGAAGCAAACTTCCAAGCATATGATTTCGAAACAATCAGAAATGCTATGGTTGATTATATTAGTACAAACTATCCAGAGAACTTTAATGACTATATTAATAGTAGTGAATTTATAGCACTACTAGAATTATTGGCGTTCTTAGGACA